ACAGCGGAACACGCAGAAGCAGCGCGGTTACTTGAGCAGTTGGAGCAGGTGCGGTCCCAGAGCAGGTTGGTTCGGGAATATCTACAGTTACCGGAGAAGGGTGGGTTGGGTCCGTATCCGTTTCAGCAGCGGTTCCACGCAGCGGGTAAGGCGCATGTAGAGCGGTGCTTGATGGCGGGGAACCGGGTAGGTAAGACCAGGACGGCGAGTGGTGAAGTAGCGATCCACCTGACGGGGAACTATCCGCGTTGGTGGAAGGGCCGGCGGTTTGACGGACCGGTTCGTGTTTGGGTGGGTAGTGAGACGAACGAGGCGTCGAGGGACATTGTCCAGTTGGCGTTGTTGGGCGATCCGCCTGGCACGGGTTGGATTCCGAAGGATTTGATTCACGAGAAGGATCCGCAGTATCGTCAGGCGGGGATCAGTAATGTTGTGGATACCTGTCGGGTGCGTCACCGCAGTGGTGGTTGGTCGATGGTGGCGTTCAAGACGTACGAGCAGGGGCGTGCGAAGTGGCAGGGAACTGCGCAGCACCTGGTGTGGTTTGACGAGGAACCGCCGGCGGACATTTACACGGAGGGTTTGACGCGGACGATTGATTCGAAGGGGATGGTGATGTTGACGTTCACGCCGTTGAAGGGGGCCGGCGATGTGGTGCATCACTTCATGGACGGTGGTCGGGGTGTGTTTTTGATCAATGCGACGTGGGACGACGCGCCGCATTTGGATCCGGACGAGAAGGATCGGTTGTGGGAGAGTTACCCGGAGCATGAGCGGAATACCAGGGTGAAGGGCATTCCGATGATGGGTGAGGGAGCGGTGTACCCGATTGCGGACGAATCGATTGTGGTGGATGCGTTTTCGATTCCGAGTCATTTCCGGCGGATCTGCGGGATTGATTTCGGGATCTCGCATGCGTTTGCCGCGACGTGGTTGGCCCACGACGTGGATTCGGACCTGGTGTATGTGACGGATTGCTGGAAGATCACGGGTCAGGTGCCGACTCAGCACGAGGGAGCGGTCCGTCAGAGGGGTGGTTGGATCCCGGTGGCTTGGCCTCACGACGGTCATATCCGGGACAAGGGGTCTGGGACACCGTTGGCCGAGCAGTACCGATCGGTGGGGATGAACCTGACGCCGGTGAGTGCGCGGTACAGCAATAAGACGGGTGGTGGTCAGCCCCGGGAACCGGTGGTGAACGATATTCTGGAGCGGATGCGTACGGGTCGGTTCAAAGTATTTCGTCATTTGGAGCAGTGGCTGGAGGAAAAGAGGCTGTATCATCGGAAGAACGGGTTGATTGTTCTGGAGCGAGATGACATCATGAGTGCGACTCAGTACGGGATGATGATGTTACGTTTCGCGGAGACGGAGCGTAAACCGTACTTGCCGCCGGCGGTGCAGGAACGGTATGATCCGCTGGCAGCGTTTTCGAAATCTCGTTGAACAGGAGGTTCATGATGAGTGGAGTCTTTTCAGGCGGGGGTGGCGGAAGTCGCCCCAAACCGCCGGATCGTTCGGCAGAAGAAGCGACAGAGAAGGCAGACGCTCTTCGGCGCAGGCGAAGGTTGGCCCGGGGCCGGCAGGACACGGTCTTGACCAGTGGTCTGGGCGCGTTCCAGGGGGACGACGCGCTGATGACCGCGACACTGCTGGGAGCGTAGTCTCATGCCGGCAGATCCCCAGGACATTCTGAGACGGCTGGACAAGGCCAAGGACCACCGCAGGACGTGGGAGTGGCATTGGGAAGAGGTGGCGAATCTCGTGATGCCGACCAGGGAGTTCGTGACCAAGTACAAACCGGGCGGGGATCGGCGGAACTGGATATTCGATTCGACGGCACCGATCGCGTTGACGCGGTTGGCGGCGATGATGCACTCGTTGCTGACGAACCCTGCTATCCGGTGGTTCCAGTTGGCGGCGGAAGATCCGCGGGTGAATCAGAACCGGGCTGCGCAGATCTGGTTGGAGGACTCGACTCAGCGGATGCTGGCGATCTTCAACAACCCGGCGAGCAATTTCGCGACGAGCATCCACGAGGTGTATTTGGATCTGGGCGCGTTCGGAACCGCGATCCTGGAGATCGAGGACCGCGGCGACGAGATCCGGTTCTATGCCCGGCCCCTGCAAAACATCTTCCTGTGCCAGAACGATACGGACCGGATCGTGTGTACGTTCCGTGAGTTCAAGATGCGGGTCAGCGACATTATCCGTCGCGGCGAACAGGAGGGCTGGGACGTCCATCCGGACACGGTGAAGATGTTCCAGAGCAAGGATCGGGTTGAAGAGCAGGTGGACGTGGTGCATTCGATCTACGAGCGGGCCGACCATGACCCGACGAAGCTGGACCGGAGGAACATGCCGTGGGCGAGTTGCTACGTCCTGAAGGAACATGCGTTTTTGATGAACGAGTCGGGGTTCCGCAACAACCCGTACCTGGTCCCGCGGTGGAGCAAGGCACCGACCGAGATCTACGGCAGGTCGCCGGCGATCGAGTGTTTGCCGGATATCAAGGTCATCAACCAGATGGCGAGGACGATTCTGGAGTGCGCCGAGTTGGCGATCGCCCCGCCCCTGCTGGTGCCGGCCAACGGCATGGAAGGTCCGATGCAGACGGCACCGCGGAGTATCAACTACTACCGGGCCGGCACGACGGAGTTGCCCCAACCGTTGATGACGGGTGTGCGGACGGACATCGGGGATGCCATCCTCAAGCAGAGGGCGGAATCGATCGAGCGGGCGTTTTTCGTGGATGCCATGGAACTGCCCGAAAACGATCGGATGACGGCGACGGAAGTGATGGAGCGGGTCCGTCAGAAGTTGCAGACCATGAGTCCCGTACTGAGCAGGTTGTATGCTGAGTTGTTGTCACCGCTGATCGAGCGGACGTACCAGGTGATGTTCCGGTCCGGGCAGTTGATGCCGGTGCCGGATGAACTGGCCGGTCAGAGCATCCAGGTGGACTACGTTTCCCCGTTGGCGTTGAGTCAGCGGGCGAGCGAGAGTCAAAACTTCCTTCAGTTCCTGGGTGCCGCCCAGCCGCTGTTGGAGGCGGATCCGGGTGCGATGCAGAACATCGACGCGGACGGATCGATCCGGTGGCTGCATTCGATCCACAACGTCACGCCGCAGGTGATGCGTAGCGAGCAGGAAGTGGCCGCGGACCGGCAGCAGCAGGCACAGCAGCAGGCGCAGATGCAGCAGATGGAAATGGCCCAGGCGGGTGCCGCCGCCGCGGCGGACGGTGCCGGCGCGATAAAGGATATTGCGAGTGCCGAAAACGCAGGACAAGCCTGATCCGTTCGCCCAGTTGATCCTGGACTACGAGTTTGTTTTTCGTACGGATGCCGGCGGCAGAGTGCTTCGTGATATCATGAGGCAGGCCCATATGTTCGAGACGACGTTTGATCCGGACCCGGTGAAGATGGCGTTCTTGAACGGGGAACGAAACAGTGCGTTGAAGATCCTGAGCATGCTTAAGGACAGGACCGACGTCGAGGATCACATGGAAACCCAGCGGTTCGATTACGGACTTCACTTGCACCACGGAGCATAGCTATGGCATTAGGCAACGATATCATCGTCAATTCCCAGATCCAGGGAGGTCAGATCGGGGACGTCGTCCGACCGGCTGGGCTGGGATGCCAGCTACTTCCGCTGATGTCGGCGGGTCTGCTGGCGGCTGTGGATAACGCCACCCGGATCACCAACCCCACCACGCAGATCATCCGCAGCGGGATCCGCCCGCTGAAGGTCGGGCATGGCACGATCCTGCGGGTGAGCATGGGCTACGACGACGGCGCGTCGAGTATCACCGATCCCCAGCTTCAGTTCTTTGGCCGGGCCGGCGATTCGGAACGGTGGCGCAGACTCAAGAACGCCGACGAGCAGACCACGATTACCCTGGTGACCGACACCACCGAAGACGTCGCGGACGGGACGCTCAAGTACACCGATGCCGACATCAACGCCCACGCGATCGATCTGGACGGTTGCGTCGAGATCGTTTACGGCGTGGTGGTCGCACTGGCGGTTACCGGTGACGCGACCAACGCGGTCCTGCAAGGCTGGATCATCTGAATGCAACTGAGATTCCACAGCGGTGTCCAGGTGGTTGATCGGATCATGGGTGCCTTGCGATTGCACGGATTCGTGATCGACAAGGGACCATACGACATCGACGGGATCCGCGAGGACGATGGCAAGTGCCATGTGATCTGGGGTACGCCGCACCACTGGGAGCGGATGGACCAGGTCGGGAAGTTCGCCAACGTCTGGTTCGTGGAAAACGGGTGGCTGACCCAGAGAAGCGGGTGCTACTTCGACCCCAAGGGACAGAACGCAAGAAGCAGTATCTGTAACGCGATCCGTACCGGATCCGATGGCGATATCGAGATGGTGGACCGGCGGGTGGAAGCGGTTCATTCCTGGCAAGACCTGCACAAGCCTCGTGGGGCGAACCACATCTTCGTTCCGCTCCAGGTCGAGAAGGACACCCAGATCCTGTACTTCTCCGGTATGGATGACGTGCCGTGGAAGCAACGGATCCCGCAACTGGTGACCAACGTCTGCGAGACGTTCCCCGATTACCGCATCGAGTTCAAGGTCCACCCGCGAAAGAAGCAGGACCAGATCGCCATGCTCTGGTCGCACCCCGCGGTCAAGAAGCACGGTCGGTGCGGGATCCACGAGTCGGGCAACTCGTACCAGTGGATCAAGAATTGTCGCGCCGTGGTCGGGATCAACTCGACGGTGCTGACTGAGGCGGTGACGTTCCACAAACCGGTCTATGCCTACGGCGACGGGATCTTCACCGGCAACGGCGCGGTGATGGAAGGCGGACCTCTCCGTGAGATCCTTGATTTTGAACCGGATCCGGGCCGGATCTACCAGTACCTGACGCTGCTGTTTCGCCGGCAGATTCCGTACAATTTGAAATCTGAAGACGTTTTGAAGTACGATGTCCTGCGTCAGATGGTCACTTACGCTTCGCAGGAGCAAATCAATGAAGATCATCGGTGCGCTGTGTGACGAGCGACGTCGCGACTACACGACGATGCAGTCGTACATCAAGAGTACCGCCGACCAGGGCGGTACCCATCTGTACATGATCGATGACAATCCGGACGAGTGGGTCCAGGGTGTCGCGGATGAGTGCCAGGCACACGGACTGCAATTGATTTTAGGTTTGACTGCAAATCCTGCCGTGGATAAGGACGAGTGGAAACTCCGTGCCGGCATCCGTATCACCAAGGACATCGCGATGGGAACCCGTCGCGGTGAGTGGTCCGGAACCCGTAACACCGCGATACAACATATTTGCTACGAAGAGAGTTTCGGTTTTCGGTGGCACTGCCCGATGATTGTGGGGAGTCTGATCGATGATTTCGGTAAGCGCAACGGTGCCATCCTGGACAGGATCGGTCAGCGACCGGTGATGTGCCTGTGTGCGTACGTTGTCAGCGGTTACTTGTTCCGAGATCTGAATGTTCCGCACCAAGGTTTTCGTTCGGACAAACTTCAGAAAGATGGTCACCGCAAGAAATACTCCCAGTTGTCCGATCGGAACTTGAACGACATCTTCGGAGTAACGATCACGAAGTGGAAGCAGTACATTGAACCACGCAATGTTTGGACTGGAGCGGGGGGACAGGAAGGTCTTGAAGCAGGAACAATGGCGTACGCTGAAGCACTGGGGTTCAAAGGCATAGTGATCAGTTTGCCGTTCGATCTGTCTAAGGCGAAGCGGTTCAAGCCAGACATGACCGAACCGGTTGGTTATCCCGAGCGGTGCGGGTTCGACTACGATATCAGGCCCGCCATCGAGCAGATAAAAGGCTTGGCATGAATAATCGTGTCTGGATGTTTTGGGAAGAGGAAACCGAACCAAATCCGCATGTTCGGTGTCAGCCGCAACCGGTCTGGGCGAAGCTGACAACCGCAATGGTTCAGTACATGATGCCGGATCGGGTAACCGTTCTGAACCGGGAGAGTTTTGAACGGGATTGGTGGCAGGATGACCGGGAGAACCTGTCACTGGACGGATGGTCACCGATGGCGATGAGTGACTTCATTCGTGCGTACCTGCTCAAGGCGCATGGCGGTCTGTGGCTTGATACCGATGTGTTCATTCTCAAACCGCTCGAACCGATTCTGGAAATGCTTCAGACGTACGCCTCCGACTTCATTGCCTATGCGATGCCGGGCAATTCCGGCAAGTATTGGCAGACCGCACTGGTTGCTTCCCGGGCAGGTTCGTCAATTGCGACGATGTGGTACGAGCGACAGATCGAACTGTTGCAGAACCGCCACCGGTCCGCAGACGGATCCATCACCGGTCCTCGTCTTCTCAGTGAGTGCATCCGCAAAGTTCAGAAGGAAGATCCCGAACAGTTCCACTGCTTGTCGTTCCGCCAGGTGCATCCCGTGCCATGGGGTCAGCCGTCTATGGATTTCTTCTGGGCGGAACGGGACGACGACGAGCATGAAAAGTACGTTCACGAGGACGCATTGTGCTATAACCTGACGCATCCCGTGTTCGATGAGGTCTGGGACTGGGACGTGGACAGGTGGAAAACATCGAGAACCTTCGCGGCGTACCTGTTNAGGCGGGGGCTATTCAAGGAAGATGCATGAACGTCAACNTCCTCATCTGCCCGAACGCCAATCACGGCCCCCCGCATGTCGGNCACCTNTGGTACTACGCGCACGTTCTGTACCTGATGGATGAGTACGAACGGATCGCCAATCTCCAGGGCTGGGATTGCGAAGTCGGCCTGCGCGTCCTGTTCGACGTCCACTCGAAACCCGAACTGGAAGACTACTACGTCTACATGCTCAACTGGATGGGCCGGTCCGTGGACGGTGTGGACCGCATGAAGGACATGGGCTGGAAGACGGTCATGCAGTTGCAGTACACCGGCATGACGCCGGCGTGGATGGATAGCGTGTGCAACTACTGGCATTTCGCGGACATCGATCCCGAAGGTCGNGCGGTCAAACTCTGGTACTTCAACCAGCACAATGTNNACTGGCACGTTCGCGGATCCGACCTGTACCCCGAGAAACTTGCCGACCGGCAGGTCGCGACGGCGAACCGGTTGCGCCTGCCGTTCATGTGGTACATTCCCCTGCTGTACGACGACATCACCGGGGAGAAGATCGGCGGCGAGCAGGTGCAGGTGGACTACCGAATCCACGACCTGTTCGACAAGCACCCGTCCGATGTGATGAGCGGCATGTTCAAGTCGCTGGGNCTGNANGGGATCGAGGACTGCTACCCCGGCAGGCTGCAACCGTTCCACGCACTGATCGACAAAGAGATTCGCGTACCTTCCAAGTGGCGCGACCTGATCCACCCACATGACGACACGCGCGTCGAGGGAGACAACGATCT